GTTAGGGCTCAGTATACCTAATAACTGTTAGAGGGGCCTTATAGCGGCTTGTAGCGGTGGCTGAGAGCGTTATAGCCGCACTGTCTAACTGGTATATGCTGCGCATACAGATACCTTGATATCTAGCTATACCTATACCTTATCATTCAGTGCTAACCGATAACAATACCTTATCATTGTATCTCAATAACTCATTGCTTATTGCGATTCATTCTCAATAAGGCGTGACTATAGATGATGACAGTGCTGCCAGTATCCATGCTCCTGTCCAATGTCCTGCGTACCTGTGCCTGATGCAGATACTCTGGACAAAGAAATGGACATACGCTGGGCGTCCTTGATCGCAACTCCTTGCCACTGGTATTCTCAATAGCTCTGTCCTGATGAAAAACAATCAAACAGTGCTCGGGATATTTACTGTACGTCCCTGTATATAAGGTAGGGGTACTGGGGGGAATTGCGGGGCCATCTGGCGATATAAGGCTTGTTAAATTTATGTTATTTTTTTTAGGAAGGGAGAGTTACCTCCCAACCAAGTTAATTAGCTATAACCGTGAAATCTACGAGCCTCTTGACCATCTTTCCAGACCCAAGCGAGTTTGCCTGTTTGGCGAGCTTCTAACATACGGGCACGCAGACTAGTACGTTTCCAAGGCATAGGACCGTAGACATACGGATTAGTTTTAAGGCCAAGCTCAGACCACCAGTTACTTTTAGATTTAGCTTTAGACATGATTAAATGGATCCACGTGTAAGGCCACCGGAAGAACAGTCCAGCGCCTATGTAGGCTTTAATCAGTACCCCCAGCGTCACCTGTAGTGCGTGCTAACGCACACTAAGGGCCTTATACTTCTTCTTAAGGTGTTTGCACCTTTGCCTAGCCTGACGCACCTTAACGGGCTTCTTAGACCCCTTAGAGTACCGTTTACCCTGTTCTCTTGGACCAGTACGACTATACATTGTTTAACACCAGACAAACATTTGGTAAGTGTTCTTGCAGTAACTTATAGACACCATCAGCTATCATCTTATGTTCCAGCTGAGTACCATTACCGCACCTAAGTTGACAGTAATGTATCCAAGACCGAATAGACCCATTCATATACAGTCGAGTAGATGTAGCGAGGGGCAGTACTTCTCTTGCACACTCCTTAGCTACCCCAAGTTCAAGCAGTCGGTTATATGCCTTATAACTCTCAACAAGAGCTACCGCTGCTACTTGATCTGCTTCTTTTAACACCTCTTCACTTAAAGTATCTGTACTGTTTTGTCTGTTCTTAGAGTCAGGTGCTCTAAAGTAGGGCATCTCAGGTCTTAGTGTTACCTCTGCATATCGTTGACTAAATTCCTGGAAGCTAAAGGACCTATGACGTAGGATCTGTGCTGCTATACTTCTAGTGGTGTTAATCTCTACACACATATTAACCATCTCAAATGGAGACCAATGTTGATGCTCGATTAGATACCTAATGAGTCGTTGAGAAGTCTCAGTGTTTGATTGATTACTTGGATTAGATACACGTGCCATGTAACTAATAAGTGCTTCAGCGTTAGGGGTGATGTGTACCAGGGTGGCGGTGTGGGTCATTAAGAGTGGTGGTGGAGGTTGATTGGTTGTTGAGGATCTTTAGTCCATAGCTTGGTATAGACAAGCCATTTCTCTTTGTTGTTATCCATTTCTGCAGACCAATGAATACCATCCTCATCAATAGCATCTAGGTAATGAATACCTTTAGTGATATCAATAGTACGAGTTACAGAGGTGAACTTAACTGGTGTGGTCATCTGTTCGTGTCAACGGACGTTGTGATCGTTTTGGTAGATAGAGGTAGCAGTGATGTCGTCATATGTTGATGGGATATAACGATTCCTAGTACTTACCGTATATTCAGTATCCAAGTAATCATCACTGTTACTACGTATCTCATTAAAGGTACGGGGATGACGGAATTGATTACGTAAAGGTTGCTTACGATATGTTCTACTCATAGTGTATACAGTAGAATAGGTAGTGACAGGATTCAGATGGATTGGGAGAATCAGTACTCCAAGATTCAGTATTAGTTAGTGGAGGTTTGTGTCTTTGGAGTTAGTACTTACAGAATGTCCTTCCCCAGGGACATTAATAAAGAGGAAGATGTGTCTTGTTAAAGACATGTCTTCCTCCATTCACGGAGGCTGATCCACCCTTCAGCTTCCGCTTAACGGGTGGGATCTCGGAATCACTTCCAGCGCAATAGATCTCAGCAGTAGACAATATTATAACTGTCACACATTAAACCCACGTAGGAATAGAGCTTTTTGTCTTACCTCTAGCCTTGCGTCTTTGGTCTAAATTCATACCCATAACGAGGTGGTTTGTAGCAGCTACTGGGTCATCAATAAAGGTCTCTAGGATGTCATTCCACTCCTCTTGCTTACGCATTTTAACAGCTTCATAAGCAGAGATACCCATAGCATCGATGAAGTATTTAACACCTTGTGCTAGTGAGTCTAATCTGTCGTCGTGTTTAACGGCACCTTTCTCTCGACACATCCTAGACATTTGGTAGAAGAGCATATACAGTAGTCTCTCTTCGGGTGCTGCGTCTTTATTGGAGTTATAGTCCCACTCTACCACCGACCTATCCACGATTAACCTATGCTGGTTCATCACGGGTTCTAGGGTATCAATGATACGGTCTTCTTTACGGACATTAGCACGTACCTCTTCTACGTCTATTGCTTGTTTAGTTTGTTGGAGGTGCTTCTTAAACAACTCTGCGACGATACCGTCTCCGAAGTTTGTTTCGACAACAAGTTTGGTAACGTTATAACGCTTACACCCACGAAGGATGTCAAGAAGTGTGTTATCGCTATAACCGTCGCGATACGCTCGTACTTCGTGAACGTAGAGAAAGCCATTCTTTTGTGAGATGTATGTTGCTGCTGTTTCATCAGTGCCCCTACCACTAGGGTCTACTGAGCAGATTGTTTCGGTGTAGTTACTCCAGTCTCCTTGGAGTTGCATCGGGGAATAGAAGTAGTCGCGCGGCAACCCGACTGTTGGTAGATCCTTGATAATGTTTCTTGGATCTGAGCACCAAACCACAGCATCAGGTGCCTGTGTTGGGTTAACTGAGGTAATTATAAGATCCTCAAATTTAAGAGGAAACTTTTCAGCATCAGATAGTGCGGTATCGAGTTGAAACTGAAGAGCAAAGTTGGATCTACCCATTGATGCTTCGCGTTCCAACAAATCCTCATCACTAAATCGATCCGGATCAGTAGGGCTACCAGGTAGAGCACCAGCTTCTAGATCTTCTACAATTTGAGTGGCCAATAAGCCTTCGTATTGTTCAATTTTTTCTTTTGTCGGATACCTAGCCGGCCATACAAACGGTCTGTAGTTACGTTCAGCTAATGTTCGATAAATAGTAAAAGTTGTCTGAGGAGTTCCAAGGTATAGAATACGAGAATCAGTCTTTGGAGTTAAGATAGATTCTGCTTCCGTGCAAAGCTGCAAAAGCTTTTCTCTCATCATTTCAGTGAGACTATTATTTGGAACTTCAACGTCATCAAGAATCATCAAATCAGCTCGGCTACCAGTTAACTGACCTCCAATGCCAACTGATTTTACAGAGGGAGCTTGGTGTGGAGAGCAGTTAATATCAAAGCTGATTCTAGACCATCTGGCGTTATCATCTTTAGGTTGAAGGTGGTTTAGCCATGGTGTCTCGATAATTAGTTTTTGAAGAAAGATTGACATGTTGTCCGCCCTTTCTTTTGAAGCCGATATGATCATCACCTTACGTTCCTGATCATTGAACAACGTCCAGAGAACAAAGGCGCCTGTAATCCAGCTTTTACCAACACCACGAAAGGCGCTAACCATTAATCGCTTAGGTCCATATTGTAAATAATCAGCAATAGCGTACTGCGCTCTAGTAGGTGAGGGTAGGTCTAGTTGTGACCACAGTGCTTGGAGGAATACTTTGAAGTCACTTCTAAGCAAGCTGAGAGTATCATTTTCAGTTCCTCTATTGTTGAATCGTTCTTGATTCTGTTCATCCGATAGCTGATTAGCCATACGTTGTCTTCTGTGTAACCTTTAGTAGAATCGATACGGTCTAATGATGGGGAGTTCTCCTGTGGTTTCCCGTGTCCACGTTCCCAAAGGAGAGACACACCACTGATTGGGCAAGTGTCTGCATAAAGCGAGTAAAGAAACTCAATAGAAATAGTATGCT